ACGCCCCTTGGAAGCCGCGTCGTAGTTCATAACCACGGAGGCTTTCGCTTTGGCCCGAACCCGCCGAAGCCCCCGCTCAGGCGAAATAGAAACGATAGCTCGGTCCAGCCAGTTCATGCTCACAGACCCCGCGACGTCAAAGGGTAACTGGCCTTCACGGCATTACTGCCAACGCCGTTGAGCTCATCTTCCATAACGCGTATTTGGCGGCGCATTTCAGCGAGCGACCCATACTGGACCTCTTCGCCGTTCATACGCAGTCTGGTCACGCCTTTTGCCACCGCCGCCTTCAAGGCGTCGATGTCGGATTGCGAATAAGCCATTTGTGACTACCTTTGCAGAAAGTTGATGCGCATCGGCGCGTCCGGCTTAGCCGCAGTGCGGTCCACCCGTGCCTTGCCCAGAGGCACGGCGTTGATGTTGTCCAGACCACCTACGGCCCAAGGCAGCGGATTATCGGGATTGAGGCGCAACAGGCCCTTGTGTTCGGCCAGCGCCCGCGCCTGGACGCTCAGGTCAGTCCCTTCGTTCCGTACGATCCCCTGTTTGGGCTTCCAGCCATCGCTGGTGCGCTCTTCGGCGCAATACTCCTGCACCTGCTCTTCGTCCGTCATCCACGCGGGCAGATACATTGCACCGGCGCCACCAGCTGATTTTCGCAGCATCGCGTCAACTGTATCTTTCAATCGGTCCGTCGCCATGGTCAGCAGCTTGATATTACGCGCTGCCCGCCCCTTTGATCCGCGCTCTGGTGCCTCATACCGAACCCGAAATGGCAAACGCCAGCCACCCTGCCCGCGTGTCAGCCGCCAGATAGCACCCTGACCCTCACGCTTGCGCGCTGACAAAAACGCCTCAGCATTGTCAGACACGCCAGCCTTACCTTGAAAGTCTACGGCAACTGCAATTGGTTTCAAGCCATGCGCCTCTCCATCAACCGGGATCACCCGGTCGCAGAGCGTCTCCAGCACAGCCCAATCCTCCAGGTAGCGGGAGGGATCGAGGCGACGGCGGTTGCCATCATCATCCGGCGTAGCATTCGGCGCATCATCGGGCGGTTGCGTCAAATCGAACCGGTCTACCACCTGGCATGATCCGTCTATTCCCCAAGCGGTAACCTGAACCGGAAACCACGTGCCCTGCACGTCGACCGTGACCGTGACAAACCGCGTCCAGCTGGGCGCAACACCGCGCTTTGCTGCCTGCATGTGGTCGCGGAGATACTGCACGCCGATTTCATCCTCGCCCTCCTTCTTCAGGCGACGGTGCGACATTCCTATTTCTGTGTAGTGAACGCCAGCCAACTCGCTGTCATCGCCCAGCGTTTCAGCGCGGCGGCGCGCATCTTCATAGTTTCCCACCAGATCGCGCCAATTGGCAAATGTTGCTGCCGCACCGTTAAGCGCATAGCTCGCAATGTTGGTCCGACGGATCTCCGGATCATCAATCGCCACGAGTCGACCCATTGGCCCTTCATGCCGCCAGCCTCCGCGACCAGTCAGCGCCGCCCGATTCAATTCTACCTTATGCCTGTGCGCAATTAACGTGCCGCAATGCGGGCATCCCATCTCGGCGGTGTCTCCGGCTGCGCCGGGATCAAGGGCTTCATCGTAGACCAGGCAATCGAACCGCGGCTCGAACTCCTCCGCGCAGTCCGGGCATTCCCAGTACCAGCGGCCCCGGGTGCCCTGATTGTAGAGCATCATGATGCCGCCCGCGACTGGTGGCATCTCGTGTGGCGCCTCGGGACCGGCTCGCCATCCCTGATCCGTCACCGGAAACGCTGGGCTGCCTTCTGCCAAGACGCATCCTCGGCTAAGATAGGTTTTGATCCGCTGCATAGACATGCGGAATGGGGAGCCCTCTGGGTTCTGCGCTCCACCTAGCATCAAGGGCATGTGGTCATAATCCGTGAGTAGCACCATGCCGTATGTACCGCCCGATAGGATCGTCGGTGTAGGATACCCGATCGTCAGCCGCATGCCGCGAAACCTCTTGCGACCGAAGGTGCTGTCTTCACGGGCCTTACCCAGACGATCATACAGCTCGGGGCTGTTCTGGACTGAGGTGTCCAGCTTCTCCTCGACCCATTTGTCGCGATCACCCTTGGTCATGTGAATAACTAGGACCGGGCGCGGATCACAGGTAATCGCGTGATAGGCAACTGTCTCCAGCATTTTGGTTTTGCCAGACTGAGAGGGGCCAGCGAAGGCAACAGCAGTAAACAGCCGCGACTGTGTCATGTCCGTCGGCTCAACCATGTATGGCGTCACCGTACGATCGAAACCTTGCCATGCACCCTGCGTCTGAATCCTGACATACCGTTCAGCCGCGTCGGTCACAGACAATCTGCTTGGAGGATCTAGAACCGGCAGCGCATCGGCCAGGAGCTCTTGCGGAGTAACCAGAGGCGGCAAAGGTGCAAATTTGAGAGCCGCGCCTATACGCGCATCGGTGATATGCACCATCAGCCGAGATTCTGCTTATGCGGTTCAGTGCTGATCGGTAGATGTGCTGACAGATGCTCGACCTCCGCTGGACAGGCCTGACTGAATTCCTGACGCATCTGAACCAGCGTGCCGTCGCAACGCACCTGCATTTTGCGGACCTGCTCCGGCGTCAGGCCAAATTCCATCTCGGCAAAATCAACAAGCGAGACGATCTGCGTACGCACCACGATCAGCATGTCCTCAAATGACTCGCGAACCCGCGCCGCGCGCACCAGCTCTCGCCGGGCCTCTGACGCCTTGTTGCGACTGTAATCCGCCTGACTTTCCTTGATGATCTGCTCAGCAGTGAGAACAGGACCATCGTTCAGATCCTCATCGTCTTCACCGCGGAAGAGCAGGGACATCTGCGCAGCCACACGGTCACCGGCCGCGCGCTTTTCCTTGTGCTGCTCATCCCGGTGCATCTTCCAGGCAAAGCATTCAGACAACTGGAATTCATAGGCTTGGCCGTTCGACCCCTTGGACAGAACAGGCATTCCCTGATCGAGATATTTCGTAATGATGTTTTCAGAAACACCAAGCGCCGTTGCACATTGGCCCCGGTTCAGGACCACATCCGCGACACCATCCGGCAGAGGATAGTCGCGCAATGCATTCTCCAAATCAAATGCCACAGGTTTTTCCTTTCATAACAACAACAACAATGGCATCCGCCACCCCGACCAGATGCCCCCCAGCTACAAGAAACACGGTGCGAATTTCCCGTGTGCGATAGGTGCCTGGGAAGGACCCGCGCCGTTATTTGCGGGCCGAAGCCTGCGCCTGCTTCAGTCGCGTGACCAAGTGGCCTTCGTAAACCGCACGAGCAGACCTCATCGCCACTGGCTGGAATTCGAACCGCTTTTTATAATGGGCGCGCGGCTTGAATGAGACTAGCATTTTAATCGAGGGAGACTGCCCGCGCGCCTTGACGCGCTGGTAGATACCCGAAGCAAGATGCGAACCGGGACCGCGATTTCTCGCCACAAAGGTCTTTCCTTTTACCTCTGCCCGCTTGACGGCACCCCTCGGCAGGTTGCCGTATTTATTGCGGCGAAGTCCCGCCCCGATCACCAGCGCCCGCCGCTTGGGAAGGCGCACACCGCCTTTAGCCTGCAGCTTGAGATAGCCTGCCTGCACAGGCTTCATGCCGACTGTTGAAGTCAAAGTGGATTTGTTTGCCCGCTTGACGTACACTCCCCGCTTCGTGAAAGGCGTTGGCCGGTCAAATGTTCGATCGATGCTACGTTCCTCAGCCTGCTTGACTTCACTCGCCGTGTCATTCAGCGACAGCATCATCGCAAAAGGCAACTGGCGCCTCATCACGTCCGTCAGCGCCCGCTCCAGCTGCTTGAAGTCTGCGCTGAAATCCAAATCCATGCCGCCCCCAAACGCAAAGCGCCCGCCGAGGTTAATCCTTGGCGGGCGCGAAAATGGTGCTGGTACTCTGTCTAGGGGGGGCAGAATTATTCGTCAAACACTATTTTGCCATGGCGCAGTAAGCGGCAGCCGATCAGACAGCGACCATCGTGACAGATTGTTATGAATTACAAAGGTTTGACGCAATTCCATGAGTGCCAAGCGCCACTGTAAATAATTTCGACGCGCCCGCGCGATATCGGTGGCTGTGTGCGTGTAGGTCACCGGACAGACCAGCACCTCGTAACGGCGAACCTTACGTCCACTGCAATCGATGCCATGGCCCAAGACTTGCGTTGCAGCGCGCGGGCCATGCTGGTTTTGGCGCAAACCCACAGGCACACATCGCACCGAGGCTTTGACCATCGCATCCGGCACACGACGCGCGCGCGCAAGCTCCGCAATCTGCACCGCCATGCCGCGCCCACCACAGCCTATCGGCAGCACCGCCACCGCAGCAGCCACCAGATCCGCGTCCGCATCCGGATAAGATCGCCCGCCGCCATCGATCCGGCAACCAAGTAACCCGCGATCCGCCATACGTTGGGCATTGCCGATGTGGCCATATCCCGGAGCAAGGGTGCCTTCGTCTTCAAAATCAACCGATGCACACTCATCAGCAAACGCCCACTCCAAAAGCCGCTGGATGCCGATCTCCTGTCGCACCCTGCCTCTTGAGTCTGGTTTTTTGGTAATCTCGCCCATCTTGCCCATGCTCATCGCCCCTTTATCCATATTTAGTGCCGCCATTCACCGAAATAACTACCCGTTGTTTTCCGACTTGAGCCAACGGGAAGGTGGGGAGGGTAGGTATCCGCAATTGAATTACCCTCCCGCTGTTTTCCATCTTTTATTTTACTGTTTTCATTGGTCTTTTTCTTTTTAACGGGAAGGTAGGGAAGGTGGGGAGGATAGATAGAACAATGCCATATAAATCACTGAAATTACCCCTAACCCTGACCCGTTTGTT